CGGCTTCGAGGGGTCCCTACCCAATCTCAAAGCTGATCGGAAACCGAAGGGGGTATACCACATCTAGTATAAAGGGGTCCCAGTGGATACTACATATAGGCTTGATTCGTAAATAGATATGGGCTAAAATCATTTTCACTCTTAAAAACAAAGGTGCAAAATTTTTTATAAAATTTTTTCAAATGCTAACTCCAGATCAATTAAAAAACTTACCTGAAGATACCCGCAAGGAATATTTAAAAACTTTATTACTGCTTGATGAAAAGAAAAAAGATCAGGCGGTCCGCGATGATTTCTTAGCGTTCGTAAAATACATGTGGCCTGACTTTATAGAAGGCGAGCACCATAAGGTAATGGCTGAGAAATTTAATCGTGTAGCCAAAGGTGATTTAAAAAGATTAATCATTAACATGGCACCAAGACACACGAAGTCTGAATTTGCATCAAACTATTTACCGGCGTGGATGATTGGTAACAAACCAGATTTAAAAATAATCCAAGCAACAAACAATGCAGAACTTGCAGTACGTTTTGGTCGTAAAGCAAAAACAGTAATTGACACTCCAGAATATCAAAAAATATTTGGTACAAAATTACGTGAAGATTCTAAAGCTGCCGGTAAATGGGAAACGGATCAAGGTGGTGAATATTATGCAGCGGGTGTTGGTGGATCGATTACCGGTCGTGGTGCGGATTTATTGATTATTGATGACCCGCATAGTGAACAAGACGCAATGAATATGGCATCGTATGACCGGGTTTATGAATGGTATACCAGTGGACCGCGGCAACGTTTGCAGCCAGGTGGTCGTATTATATTGGTTATGACTAGATGGAATGTAGCAGACTTAACAGGTAAATTAATAAAAGCACAAAAAGAACCAAAAGCAGACCAATGGGAAGTGATAGAGTTCCCAGCAATCTTGCCAAGCGGTAATCCGGTTTGGCCCGGTTATTGGAGTTTAAAAGAATTAGAAGCGGTAAAAGCATCCGTATCTATACTAAAATGGAATGCACAATACCAGCAAAATCCAACTGCTGCTGAAGGATCAATTATAAAACGTAATTGGTGGAAAGTTTGGGACAAAGAACAATTGCCTCCACTGATGCATGTGATTCAGTCTTATGATACAGCGTTTATGAAGAAGGAAACTGCCGATTATAGTGCTATAACGACGTGGGGCGTATTTAAACCAGACGAGGACAGTGGACCGCAATTAATATTAGTAGATATGATAAAGGATAGATATGAATTCCCAGAGCTTAGACGCAAAGCAAAAGAACAATATGACTATTGGAAACCAGAGACAGTTATTGTAGAGGCAAAAGCATCGGGCTTGCCTTTAACGTATGAATTGCGTAAGCTAGGTATTCCAGTTATTAACTTTACACCAAGCAAAGGAAATGATAAACATACTAGGATAAACTCTGTAGCACCGCTGTTTGAGTCAGGAATGATTTGGGCACCGGAAACAAAATGGGCAGAGGAAGTGATTGAGGAATGCGCTGCATTTCCATTAGGGGAACACGATGACTTAGTGGACAGCATGACTCAAGCGGTAATGAGATTTAGACAAGGTGGTTTTGTGGACCATCCCGAAGACTACGAGGATGAACCTTTACTACAACAACAAAGGACGTACTATTAATGGGTAAACTATTTCAGGAAATTTTAAAAAGATTTAATGTTTTACTAAAAGGAGCTCCAACAGCTTCTCCGGCAAAACAGGAACAAATCCTATTTATAGAAGAACAACTTAAAGATCTAATTAAAAATAGAAAAAATTACACAGATAAGATTGATGTACAAAATAAACAGCTTAATTCAATTTTAAAACAGATTGAGGAAGCAGACTCCACTATTATAAGAAATAAAGATTCAGCTAAATTTCTTGACACAGTAGAAGGGACTAATGTACTACCGTTTAAAAGACCAACAAAAGCAGAAGGTGGTCGAATTGGTTATGACAATGGAGGAATAACCGGTGGATTGGACTTTTTCGGATCGCTGGGTGATTCTTATATTGGTAGTGCAAATCTTGGAACTAAATTAGGTCCTTTAGATTTTTCTCTTGATGCTTTTAAAAGCAAAGGTAGTGATATAGAAAAAGAACTTACTGTAAGTTTTTATAAAGAAATAGATGCAATAGATGGTTTAACCTTGGATGGTGTTTTATCTAAAGCTGAAAGTAAAGATGAAAAGTATAAAGCCAGAATTAGATATGAAAAAGACATAGGAAATTTAACCCTTGGTGCTTATGCACAAACAGATGGAAATGAAAATAGAGGAGGCATTAGTGCAACATTAGGTTTTAATGAAGGGGGTCGTGTAGGTTATGCAGATGGATCTGGCAAATTTCCAATGAGTAGAAGAGGTTTTTTAGCAGCAGGGATTGGAGGACTTGCAGCATTATTGACTGGTGGCAAAAGTTTAACAACAGGTGTAAAAACAGGTATTTTAGCATCAAAAGCGGCATCAGAAATAGCTGCGCCAGGAATGCCAAGTTGGTTCCCGCTTCTTGTAGATAAAATCTATAAGAATGGTACAAAAATAAAGAATGCTCAACCTGGAAAAGGTTCTATAGAAAGTGTGTATCAATTAGATGCTTCAGCGTATAATGGTATAGATGATTTAAGAATGTATGAAAATGCAAACGATGGATCAATTACAGTTGTAGGTAGAGGTAGTGAAGGACAAGAAGTTAGCTTTTCATATAATCCGGAAAAACAAGTATTAATGCAAAATGGTAAACAAGTAACAGAACCTTCGCAATTTGAAGCAGGAGAATTTTTTAAAGGTGAATTGGATGATGTAGAGAATATAGGTGACATAAATGATTTAAGAGGAGACATTACAAATATTATACAATTTGCAACGAGGGGTAGTAAGGAAAGTACAGAAGATGCTGTAAAAGAATTTATTAAGAGCACAAAAACATCAGACATAGGATTTAATATGGGTGGTTTAGTACCACCAAAAAAAGGACCGATGTCAAGTGGCATGGGAACATTATTTAGACAAAGGGCAGTATAATGACTATAGAAAATAATAATAAACTTGATTTACCTGAAAAGATTAGAACAAAAGTAAATATTCCAAATCAACAAGACCAGATGGCACGACAAGCCCAAATGGCGCAACAAGACCAACAACCAGTTGAAATTAATCCAACTGAAGATGGTGGAGTAGAAGTAGATTTTGATCCAGGAGCTCTTGCAGGTGTTGGCTCACAAACTCACGACGAAAACTTAGCTGACCTTTTAGAGGATTCAGAACTTGCTGAAATAGGTTCTATGGTTGTAGAAAACTATGAAGATAACAAATCAGCCAGACAAGACTGGGAAGATGCTTACACCAAAGGTCTAGACCTTTTAGGTTTTAAATATGAAAACAGATCAGACCCGTTCCAAGGCGCAAGTGGCGCGACACATCCTGTACTTGCAGAAGCAGTCACACAATTTCAATCACTAGCCTATAAAGAATTACTACCAGCAAGCGGTCCAGTACGCACACAAATAATAGGCAAGGTCGATGTAACAAAAGAAGATCAGGCGGACCGCGTTAAAGAATTTATGAACTATTCATTAATGGTAAAGATGAAAGAGTACGAGCCAGAGTTTGATCAAATGTTATTTAACTTACCACTAGCAGGTTCTACATTTAAAAAAGTTTATTATGATTCTATTATGCAACGTTGTGTTTCTAAATTTATTCCAGCAGAAGATTTAGTTGTACCTTATACAGCTACATCATTAGAAGACGCAGAATCAATTACACATAGTATTCGTATGTCAGGAAACGAATTATTAAAATATCAATTAAGTGGTTTTTATAGTGATGTGGATTTAACTCCAAAGGATCCTTCTTCTACAGATCTAATAGATAAGAAAGACCGTATTTCAGGAGTGAGTTCAGGAGCAAAAGACGAAGTAGTTACATTACTAGAATGTCATTGTGAATTAGACTTAATTGGTTTCCAAGATGTAAATCAAGAAGGTGAAGCAACAGGACTTAAACTTCCATACATTGTAACAGTTGATGAAGACTCAGGAACTGTTTTATCTATTCGAAGAAACTTTGATGCACAAGATCCAACAAGAGCACGCAAAGATTATTTTGTACACTTTAAATTTTTACCAGGACTAGGCTTCTACGGATTCGGGCTTATTCATATGATCGGTGGTTTATCAAGAACTGCCACAGCCGCATTAAGACAATTACTTGACGCGGGTACGTTAGCTAATCTCCCGTCCGGATTCAAACAAAGAGGTATCAAAGTTCGTGATGAAGCTCAACCGTTGCAGCCGGGTGAGTTCAGAGACGTTGATGCTCCTGGTGGAAATCTTAGAGATGCATTTATGCCATTACCGTTTAAAGGACCAGACCAAACACTATTACAATTAATGGGTGTTGTGGTTCAAGCGGGCCAGCGATTCGCGAGCATCGCTGATATGCAAGTGGGCGATGGTAATCAAAGTGCAGCAGTAGGCACGACAGTTGCTTTGCTTGAACGTGGCTCGCGGGTTATGTCAGCAATTCACAAAAGATTATATCAAAGTTTAAAATGTGAGTTTATGTTAATTGCAAATAACTTTGCAATGTACTTACCAAAAGAATATCCATACGATGTTGTAGGTGGACAAAGACAAATTTTTGCAAGTGACTTTGATCAACGTATTGACATTATTCCAATCGCAGATCCAAATATCTTTTCACAAACACAACGAATTAGTATTGCACAAACACAATTACAAATGGCAATGTCTAATCCTAAGATGCATAATATGTATCAAGCTTATCGTGATATGTATGAAGCGTTAGGTATTAAAGATATTGACCTATTATTAAAAAAACCACAACAGCCACAACCAATGGACCCTGCAATGGAAAATTTACAAGCATTAAGTGGTGAAACATTTAAAGCATTTCCAGGACAAGATCACCAAGCTCATATGGATGCACATTTAAGCTTTATGGGTACGATGATGGCTCGAACAAACCCTCAAATTCTTGCATCATTGCAAAAAAACATACTTGAACACATCGCTTTGATGGCTCAAGAGCAAGTTCAGTTAGAATTTAAGGAAGAAATTATGAAAATACAGCAAATGACACAACAAGTGCAGCAAGCGGCGCAACAAATGCAAGGAAATCCACAAATGATGCAACAAATGCAACAAAGTCCGGAAATGCAGCAAATGCAACAAGAGATTAAGAAGACAACAGAGGCTATTGAGGCTAGAAAATCACAATTAGTGTCTGAAACTATGGCTGAATACCTTGAAGAAGAGAAAAAAGTGTTAAATCAGATTGATAATGACCCATTATTGAGATTAAAGAATGATGAAGTACAATTAAAAGCCAAAGAAGAGGAAAGAAAACGTGAAGAGGGTGAACAAAAAGGCGAAAGAGATTCTTTAAAGATTATTCAAGGACAACAACAGTTTGAAGATAAACTTGAGCAAGATGATGAACACGCTAAAATGAGAGCTAGCATATCACTTGCAAAAGATGGTATAAAGAATATGCAAGCAACGATTAAAGAGGTGAACTAATGGCTAGATTTGGTGATCACAGAGAAGGTCAAAAAGGAATGTCGGCTAAAAGTGTTAGTAGTGGACCTTCTAATGGAGGTCTAGGAGCTGATGATCGAGATCCTCAATTAAGATCTAGATTACAAATGACTCCAGCCTTAACTCTTATGGATCAGATAAATGCTTTACCTGATAAACCCACCGGTACTTACGGCAATTTCCCTGAGGCGTTAACTGCTTCCAGACCAGTTACACAAGCACCAACAACAAACATAGGAATAGGACAAGGCATAACCAACGCTTTAAGG